GCGCCCCCAGTAGCCGCTACGTCTACCCAGGAGCCCAGAGGACGACTATGCACAACCCTGACTGTACCCATGGGGGTCCGCACGCCTACTCGGAGTGCCGGGACCGCTACGCCCAGCCGCTCAAGATGATCGAGCCGCCGGCTCCCGCCGGCCTCATCACCGATGAGCAGATCGCGGCCGCCGTCCGCATCGAGGACGAGGGCATCAAGCTCCTCCTGGCCGCCGCGGGGAACGTCCTCAAGGCCGACGAGCCCGCTGCACCCGCCCAGTGATCGTCGTAGAGGTGCATCACGCGATCGGGAAGCTCCCCGCGAGCCCCCTGTCGGACTACGTGTGGGAGCAGCTACACCTTGGCGCCCAGCAAGAGACCTTCACCGACCAGAACGACCCGCAGATCGCCCCGATCGTCAACCGGCTCCTGACCCGCCCCGACATCATCGGGGTGCGCCTGGTCTACCAGCCGGACGCGGTGACGGCGACCGGCGGCGCCCAGCCGGCGCCGACCGCGGGTACCGTGCTCGCGACCTTCGGGCAGTAGCTCCCCAGTGAGCCACCTCTGCCTCGCCGTGTGCCCGTACCCGCACCGCTGCCCGGCCTGCGGGGTCTGCGTCCAGACCCCCGGCCCCTGCCGCGAGTGCAAGCTCGCCAAGCAACTACTGCCGCCTCGCCCACTAGGCCGTGGGCTAGAAGGCGTCCGCAAGGAGCTAGGGCTTGAAGACCGTTAGGTGGATCGAGCTTCGCATCACCGACGACGAGGGCCAGGTATGGGGCCTTTCGGCTGCCATCGAGCCCCCGCTATTCGGCACGCCCGAGAAGGCGCTTCAAGACCTCGCGATCGAGCGGCTGGTCATGTGCTTTGACGAATGGCGCCTCGATGAGTGACGAGACGCTCATCCGCATGGTCTGTTTCGTCATGGGCGCAATCTGCACGGTCCTCGCCATGGTGATGACACCGGAGCCCGGCGATGAATAGCCTTCCGATGATCGCGCATTGTGGTTATCACCAACGCGTTGTGCAGAAAGAGGCGGTGTGCCCGCACTGCGGATACGTCGTCTACTTCCGCCTGAACCCGGCGCGAATGTGGGAAGGCGGATGGCACTGCGAGAATCACTGCGCGTTCATAGCCCCCACTTGGCGCGAACTCAACGCGCGGGATTGTCCCATCGGCCATGCCGACTGAGAACAAGGTCGAGCATCTCATCGAGGAATCCTGGCGCATCCTTGGCGAGCTAGTGCTGACCGGCAAGGCCAAGCTCTCGGACGGCTCGGTCCTAGCGCCTAGCGCGCCCGCGCTCATCCGCACGATCCAAGACGTCGCCAAGCTCAAGCCGCCGAAGAACCGAAAGATCGCGAAGGTGGACGACTTCCGCCTCGCTCAGACCACCGAGGACTAGGGGACATGACCGACGAGGAACTGCGTAACTGGTTCACGTATCACGCGCCCGCGGGCGACGTGCAGCTACAGCAGTACCACCGCATCCGCGAGGCTGGCTATCTCCTGGCGCACACGATCATGGTGAACGCGCCGGCAGGCGCCGACCAGTCCGCGGCGATCCGCAAGGTGCGTGAGGCTGTGATGACCGCAAACGCGGCGATCGCTTGTGAGCGGTGAAGCTCGAAGACTTTCTGCCCCCATCCGACCGCGGTCGGCGAGTCTTGCTTCCGCACCAGCGGGAACTCATCGAGAGCCAGGAACGGTATGTGGCTTTTGTGGGGGGCTATGGTTCCGGCAAGACCCTCGCAGCCTCGATTCTCTGCGTCTTGCTCTCGCTATCGGTGCCCGGGAATGTGGGGGTTGTTATTCGCCGCTCCTACAGCAAGCTGCACGACTCCACGCTGCGGATGCTGCTAGAGGTTCTAGAGCGGTCTGACATTGGTGAAGTTCGTTACGCGAACAGCTTCCAGGGCTTTCCGCATCGCATCATCTTTCCGAACGATGCTGAAATCTGGGTCAAGGAATCGAAGGACATCGGCCGTTGGCTGGGTCCAGAATTCGGATTCGCGTGGGTGGATGAGGCTTCTGAGGAGCCGCTCAAGACGTTCGAGGGTCTGGTTTCACGACTTCGACTTCCTCACGCGAAACGATACCTCAAGCTGATCCTGACGACCAACCCGCCGTTTCAGACGCATTGGATTCCGAAGATGTTCGGGACCGACCCGGGCGTCATCGAGCGCGGCGGGGCCAAGTACCGGCTGATCCGCTCTAGCTCGCGGGATAACCCGAACCTCCCGAAAGACTACGTAGCGAACCTCATCGCTACCCACGGGGAAGCGAATGCGCATCGTATCGTTGACGGTGAGTTTGGATTCACGCCTGAGGGACTGCCTGTTTTCGGGGACTCGTTCTCTCATGGTAAGCATGTCGGGGAACCGCGTATGTTGGACGGTATTCCTCTCGATCGTGCCTGGGATTGGGGCTTCCGTGTCCCGGTTTGTACGTGGCACCAGGTGTACCGTTGTAAGGCTGGGACCGTTCATTGGAACATTTTGCACGAGTTAGTCGGCGAGAAGATCGAATCTGAAGCGTTCGCCGACAAGGTGCTAGCGGAGACAAGACTAGTCTTCCCCCTCGCGCAGCCCGCGATGGTGCAGGACATCGGTGATCACGCCGGCGCGCAACATAACGAGCGCGGTCCGGGGCCGATGATCCGCCTGAGCCGACCGCCTTATAACCTGCGCTTTCGCTACCGCAAGGTCGTGAACATCGACCCGATCCTCGACCTGATTCGGAAACAGCTTCGCGCGCCGCTCTGCCTGTGCGGGTGGGCGCATGTCCTCATCAACCGCTCATGCCGGAACGTTATCGATGCACTCGCCGGCGGCTACCACTATCCCGAGAAACAGGACGGCACGGCCGCCCTCAAGCCTCACAAGGACGGCTACTTTGACAACGTTGCGGACTCCGTGCGGTACGAGGCGATGAACCGCGTGCAATACGAGCTTCGCGGGGGGAGTGTCATGGAGGCGCTGCGCGACCCGTCACCGACACAGGACGGCTTTGCGTCCAGCCTCGGTCTGTCGGGCGACCCCTGGCTTAACGAGATTGTGACTGGGCCGATCGAGTTCGCGGATGGGGTAGTGCCAGTAGACCGTGGGACGGGGCGCACGGGCGCCGGTGACTTGCACAAGTCGCTTGGCGACTGGTGGAAAGACTAGATGGCTAACACGCCCGCCGAAGCCGCGATCGACTCCGAGTCCGACCGCGAGCGGTCTATCTCCGCTAGCAAGGCGAAGCTCGCCGAGAAGCTCTCGCCCCGCATCATCGACATCCGAGCGCGTCGGCGCCCGATTGACGAGGAAGACCTTCGCTCGCACGCCATGCTCCACGGCATCCGCGGGCGGTTCTTCTACAACTCGGACACGTTCAAGCACTACATCCCGCTCGGCCGCCGTGCGATCGAGCGCTTCGTCGTTCGCGTCGTCCAGTCGCTCATCCCGAACGACCAATTTTTCGAGTGCTACCCCGGCGACGAGGATTCGCAGGCGAACGACAAGGCCGCGGGCGCTAACAGTGCCTTCATGCACTGGCTCCTGACGAAGCGCATCGGCATCCGCAAGATGGCGTCCCAACTCGCGCGGTGCCTGCTGACCTACCGGCGCGCTATCGTCAAGGTAGATGTCGAGGTTATCAACGCCAAGATTGACCAAGGCCGCATCCGCGGCCGCCTCAAGGAAGTGTGGGCGAACGCCCGCGTGGTCGATCCGTTCAGCTTCTACGTATGGCCGGAGACGAGCCCCTACCTAGACGACAAGTCGCTCATCTTCGAGGATGTCCTGATGCCCTATCAGGAGTATCTCGAAGCGGTCCAGAAGAAACAGGCTGATCCGATCCCGCAGGAGGATTTGACGCGGCCGGAGTTCCCGTACCACTGGAACCAGCGGCTCTCCATCACCGGGTTCGCCGAGCCGACCCAGGTCGCCGGCGAGAGCGGGGCTGCCTACGGTGAGGGACGCCAGTCGGGCGGTAAGCCGATCCTCGAAACTCAGGTCTCCATCTCGGAGTGCTGGTTCTGGGCGAACGGTAAGCTCATGACGGCGTGGCTCGTGTGGAACGTCTCCGCCGGCCCGCGCTGTGTGAAATTCAAGGCCGCGGAGTACCCCGAGGCGCCCTACTTCTGGGCGATCGCTCGACCGATCCCAGGCGAGACCTACACGACGACACTGGCGAACGATGTCGAACCGCTCCAAATCCTCCTCAATGACCAGTTTAACCAGATGGAGGAAGCGCGCTCGGTCTCGGGTCTCCCCCCGGTGGCGCTCGACCCTAATCTCATCAGCCGCACAGACTCTATCGTCTACGGCTCGCGGAAGCGGTGGCTCGTCGAAAACCCCAAAGAAGCCATCATGACGATCCCCATCCCCGACACGTCGAAGACGTCGCTCGGGGCCACGCAAAACACTATGGGGCTCATCAATACGATTGGCGGAGCATCGCCCCTTGCGGAAGGTCAACCGACGCGCGGCCTCCCCCGCGCTGGTCAGGCGGTTCAGAATCTTATCTCTCTGGGTCTGGCTGACATCACTGACGTCGCGACGATCATCGAGACGGAAATCTTCTCGCCGATGATGGGCGCGCTGCATCGGCTGACGATCGCCTTCACGCCCCCGTCCCAAGTGATGCAGATTCCTGGCACGCAGGGCTATCCGGCCCAGAGTGTCAAGGCTGCGGACCTTCACGGCAACTGGTCCTTCAATTGGGTCGGTGCGCAGCAGCTACAGGCGATAACCCAGAAGGCCGGGCAGATGCTCAGTTTCATCGGCACGTTACTCAAGGCGAGCCCGCAGCTAGAACAGCAAGGCTACGGCATCAAGTGGGCGCCTCTGATGAAGCGCGCTTGGCGCGATGCGCTGGGCGAACGGGGCACCGGGGAAATCATCGTCCCGCTGAATGAACTCATGAAAGACCCGAACATGGTCGCCGCCCAGCAGATGGCACAGCAGATGGCCCAGCAGCGGGCACAGGCGATTGTCCCGCCGAAGGTCGCGGTCAACCTCCGTGGCGAGCTTACGCCGCAGACGTCCGAGACGCTCGCGGAGGGCGGGCACCCGCAGCCGGCTCCGGGGTCGAACCCCGCGGCCGCTGCGTCGGGGCAGCCTGGGCCGTCGGCTGCCCCGGCAATCCAAGAGAACGTGGGAGGACAAGGAGCCAATGGGTAAGCTCGACATGGCGCAGCGGAAGAAGCTGCCCTCGAAGGATTTCGCACTTCCCGGCCAAGGAAAGGGGAAGTCGGGCAAGGGCTCAGGGTCGTATCCAATCCCTGACAAGTCCCACGCTCGGAACGCCCTAGCGCGTTCGTCCGGGAAGCCTATCGCCGCAAAGGTCCGCGCCAAGGTGGAGGCGAAGTTTCCCGGTATCGGGAAGTCGTCGCTACACCACCTGTGAGCCCGTACCGCTCGACTCGGGAAATCGTCATCTGGGCCGAGGTCGATGAGATTCTCCATCGGAAGATTGACCTCGCCATCGGGTACACGTCGGAAGCGCAGGGGATGCGGGAGGTGGGGTACGCGCAAGGGCTCATCGCCGCGTATCGCGAGATGCTCACCTTGCCGGCGGCTATGGTCGCGGGCTCGGAACTGGAAGACGCTGACAAGCGCAATCGCGAAGCCGTGAGGCTCTCGCAAAACCCCGCCAACTGGCGGAATCCACATGCGGACGCCATCGCGGCGGCCGCGGCAAAAGGCGGTGATTTGTAATGGCCAAGAGCAAGGGTAGTAAAGAGTTCGAGCAGTCGTCCTACGTCGGCGGTGAAGACCGCGAGCCCGGCCAGAGTGACATGGGCGCGTCGGTCCTGAACTATGGCGAGCAGCGGTACGGCATGGGCGTGATCGGCGAGGAGCCAGAGACCTACATCGAGCCCGGTGACGAGGGCAAGAAGTCGGTCGAGATCATGATTTCGCGCGGCGGAATCCGCTCGCACGAGTCGTTCGACAACCCGATGTCGGGTACCCCGACCGGGGAGTAGTTCCAAACCTGGGCCGCGCATAGGTCAACAACGCGGACCAACTTAGGAGTAAGAGCACATGGCAAAGAAGACGAAGCCCAACACGGGCGATCAGGACGGCGAGCGCGAAGGCTACGTGCCCGGAGCGCCGGGCATCCACGAGCCCTTCACCATCACCGAGGCCGGCCACGAAGGCGCCCGGGCGGTGTACGAGTACGGCTATATGGCCGAAGGTCGAGTGACCGACTCGGACAAGCCCCGCGACAAGTTCGTGGACTACGATTCGTGCTTCAAGAAGATCGGATTTCTGGACAAGGAGGAGAAAGGTGGCCGTGGCTAAGACTGCACCCTCCGTGTCGAATACACCCGCCGTCGCCGCCTCCGACGCCGCGACCAAGATGTTTCGAGACGTTACCCATGCGGGGCATCAGTTGACGCATGTGGGTTCGTTTATCGATGGCGTCATCGGCAATCCGCCCTACGACGTGTGGTACTGCCGTACCGATCACGCTCTATTCGTCGGCTAACTCATGACGGTCCTGCACCGCCCCTTCGGTGCTGTCTCCGGGTTCTTCACTGGCGATGGTGTGCTCGTTGACGGGGCTATTCTCACCAACCCGGCCGACCAGACAGTCTTGGCGGACACCGGCCCGTTGAACGTGAGCGGCCCGACCGGGACGTGGGTGGACTACCTCTTTGCAGTGACGGGAGTGACGAACGTCGCCCTAGTGTACGACATCCAACATCGAGACTCCACGAACACGACTAACTTGAACGTCCTCCGGCGCCGGTTCGGCCCCGGGGTGGATGACAAGCCATTCGCGAATAAGCTCGCCATCGGGGCGAATGAGCGGCTGCGAGTCATCCTCCAGGGCGCGGTGACGGGCGAAGTCCAGGCCGCCATCGAATACACGATTTTCACATGATAGCCTGGGAATGGACCAAGGAACTCTTCCGCGAGCCGCGGGTTGGCTCCGCCGAACGGGCGATCTTTAGCCACTGGTGCGGGCACCCGGCGAGTGAGTACGCGACGTACAAGGACGGCCGTACCGTTTGCCTCCCTTGCTACACCCGACACCAGGCTGACATCCCGCACTCGCCACACAAGGCTTAGATGGCGACCGCGACGATTGTGCAGCACGTCGCCGTTGGAAACATGCAGGGCCAGCCGACCAACTCGGCCACGCCTCTGACGATCCAATTCCTGTGGCCCTCGCAGGCTGGCAACTTCCTGATGCTCCATCTGTACACCAACAATACGGGTGGGATGGATGTCTCGTCGATCACGGATAACAAGTCGCAGACGTGGACCCGGACGAGCGGGACGACGACCAACTCGAACCTGAACCAGTTCATCTACACTTTCAAGAACACGGCTTCGGGTGTCCAGACGATCACGGTGAACTTCACCAACTATGGTGGGTTCATATCGTATGCGCTGAGCGAGTGGTTCAACGTCGACCAGACGACGCCCATCGGGGCCGGCAAGGTCACCACGACCGAGGTGACCACGGGCGCGACCTCCTGGGCCACCGGGGCTTTCAGCACAAACCCCACCGCTGGGGATGCGATCTACCAGACGGCGTCGGCCGGGGCGTTCTCGTATAACGACCAGACCGGGTTCACCGCCGGGAGCAACGGCGGGACGTATGTCCTCGAAGCCGCCGAGCTAACTAGCGGGCTTGTCGCGCAGGTTTGCACGAATGCCTCCGGCGGTTCGACCAATCCGACGCTGACCGCCGGGACTTCGAGCGTCTACAACACGATGGCGGTGGCGCTGACGCCTGCCTCGGCCGGGTCGGACAATCCGAACGCCTTCCGGGTCAAGCGGGCTACGATGATGACGTTGTCCCAACAGACAACGTCAACGCCAAAGTACCAGTTCCCGTGCGAGGGCAATCTCCAGGTCTTGTGCTCGTCGGCCGGCAATGCCAGCACCACGACCATCTCGTCGGTGACGAGCAGCAGCGCCTCCTACGCGCATATCAACAACTCGCCCCTCTCGGGCTCATTCGTGGGCCAGTTTGCGATGATGTACGCGAAGAACTTTACCGCTTCGCGCACTAATAACGGCACCATCACCCTTACCTCCGTACCCGACATCAGCACGAAGGGCGTGGTGGTGTGGTTCCTCGACGTCATCGGGGGCGACTCCACGAGCCCCCTTGACACCGGCACGGTCACCTCGGCCGGGACGGGCACCGTCGGGACTAACACCGGCAACCAGACGATCGCGGGCAACCTCGCGCCCTTCACGCTCCAGCCTAGCGGCGGGACCGAGTTGGCCATCAGTTACTTGGACCATGACAGTGGCTCCGACACGGGCGTCACGGGCTCGACATATAACTTCATCGAGCCCTACAGCGGCCAGAACGGCGGCGCGGGTGAGACGTGGACGATGGACTCCGGCCTAGCGCTCGCGCTCATCTCCGCGAATGCCACGGTTACCTACACCCGTAGCGCGACCGCCGCGGGCCAGTGGGGTTCCCTCGGGGCTCTCTTTAAGCCCCCGGCTGGCGGCGCGACTACCATCCCTCGCATTTTACTTCCGACAATCCAAGCGGCATGAGGTTCATCCGTACGATCACGGCCGCGGAACGCCGCTTGTTTGTCCTACAAGCGTGGTGCGAATTGTACGGTCAGATTCAAATTTACCGAACAGGAGATGCATAAATGGCAAGGTTTTCACTCGGCGCGTTGAGCGCCGGAGCCGGCAGCACGACCCTCCCGCATATGTCGTTGTACTCGGTCGCGAATGCAGGTTTCGCTCTTCGCGAAGTCGGGATCACGAACACGACCGCCGTCGCCTTCGCGGTCAAACTTGTTCGCCTATCCACGACGGGCACTCAGGGTGCAGCCATCGCGGGCACCCAGCTTGGCTACGACGTGCAGCGTCTTACCCCGAACTGCAAGATGTTCAACACCCACACCGTCGCCCCGACCGTGACCGACGACCTCGGCTACCGCGCCCACATCGGCGCTGCCGTCGGCGCGGGCGTGATCTGGACGATGGGCGACATCGGCATCCGGTCTGCGCCCGCCACCACCAACGGCATCGGGGTGCTTGTGGAAAACGGCACCGGACAGGTCGCGCAGATTTACTTCGTCTGGGACGAGTAATCGTCCTGCTGTAGATGCAAGAAGCCCTCTATCCAGTTCCGCAAGGTCCGGTCTCACCGGCCGGGCCTTCGCGGATACTGAAGGGCCAGGCCGACCCGTCTCCGATCAATCCGATTCCGCCGTCCCCCCTACAGGGGAAGCCTCAAGACTCGCTGACGGTCCGGCTGCCGTTTCTGTTCCCGCTGTTTCCGGTCCTTCCGAACTTCTATCCGCCGGTCATTATGCGGGGGAAGTTTCAAGACCCCCTGATCGTGAGCAGGTTGCCGGCCCTGCGGCAGCCTCCACTCCCCGCCGGGCCGGCGCTCGTCAGTTCGATTATCGTCCAAGGGCGTCCCCAAGACCTCTTGACGGTTCGCTCGCCGTTCTTGCAGCAGCCCCCGCTCCCCGGTGGCTACTTCAACACGAAATTGCTTCCGCTCGCCGGGCGCGTGCCACCGGACCTTCCGATGGCGCCAGCGTCGGTTCTGTTTAAGTTTACGGCCCCGATCATCCCGGCACCTGCCGGCCCCACGCACCACGAAAATGTTGATCTACGCCGCCGGTACCTCCTAGGTATCCGCCGCGGCGGTCCGCCGAACGCGGACCACCGGCGCCGCAGGCGCTAAAAGGAGCCTCACTGATGGCTATCGCTTCCGCCCCAACCGTTGTCAATGGCACCCAGTCCTTGGTCGTCTGGGCTGGTCGCGGCCCGTCCGCGCCAGATCAGCGCCCCGCTCGGAACCTTCAGCACGTCGGCACCGTCCTTGTCGCCCCCGGTGACAACTCGACCGTGCCCCTTGGTGGGTTCTTCGATTGCTGGTACGACAAGGTGAATCACAACTTCCTCATCGACATCACGTCGGCTCAGGTGGGCGGCCCGGTCTAATGCCGTTCGATAAGGTGCTCTCCAAGTTCAAGGCCGGCAAGCTGCACTCCGGCTCGAAGACCGGGAAGAAGGTCACCAAGAAGAAGCAAGCCGTCGCGATCATGCTGTCCGAGAAGCGCGCCGCCGAGGGCGGCAAGTCCGAGTACAAGAAGGGGTCTTCGCTTAACTCTCTCTAGGAGGAACACAATGTCAGAGACTCAGCCCCAGCCCGTACAGACCGTAGACCTTGAGGCCATGGCCTCGCGTATCGCCGCCGAGGCGCAGCGCGCAGCCGCCGCCGGCACCCAGCAGGCCATCGAGCGCGTTGCCGCGAATCAGCGGCAGGCGCAGGAGCGCCAGCAGCAACAGGAGCGCACCCAAGCCGATCCCGTCGCTAACACGATCATGAGCACCGTTGGTCCCGTGCTCCGTGAACTGGCGATCAAGGGTGATAGCGGCCGCGACGCGGCCGTCTTCTACACCACCACCCCGGCGGCCGGCCGGTTCAGCAGCGTCATCGAAGCGCGCTTCAACGACCTCCTGGCCCGCGGTATCCCCGTGGACCGGGCCTCGATCTGGAACCTCATCAAGGGGGAGCAGGGTCTCACCCATGACGGGATCACCTTCGAGGAGCAGATCAAGCGGCGCGACGAGGAAGTTAAGCGCGCCGAGGAGGCGGCCACCATCCGCGGCTCGCGCGGCGCCGTCCCGTCCCAGATAACCCGCGATCCCTTCTCCATGGCTCCCGATGAGCTAGAGAAGGCGATCGATGGCGTAGCGTTCTAGTAGCGTTCGGCTGCCGGTCGCCATACGGAGGCCCGGCGTAAGAGGGGAGTAACGGCATGTTCACCCCTCTCCGATTTACCTTTCTGGTGTAGCCGCGGTTAGAGCACCCGCCTAGCTTACCCGACCCTTTCCAGCCGCTAGTAACTGTGCCCCTGGTTCTCTGTACGGGCGCAGCCGACGAATGCAAGCGGCCGGAGTCTGACAGAGACCACCTCGCTCACGAAAGATGGTGTTTTTCAAATGGCAGATGTACTCACAACGTTTAGCTCGGTCTCCAATGACGCGCCGAACGTCTTCATCGCTTCGCAGATGTATACCCTTGCGGAGCGCTATCTCAAGGTTCTCAAGTACGCTTCGCGCTACACCCTTCCGCAGCGGTATGGTAAGACCATCCGCGTCGATCGGGTAAAGCGCCTCGCGCTTCCCACCGCCCCTCTCACCGAGGGCGTCCCGCCTTCTGCGGTCGGCCTGACCGTGGAGAACGTGGACATCACCGTAGACCAGTGGGGGATCGTAGCTTTCCTCACTGACCTCGGACTTATCACCACCAAGCACCCGATGCTGGCCAAGGCTATTGACCGCACCGCGCTCGCGATCGCTGAGACGATCGAGCGTGAGGCGTGCAACATGCTCCTCGG